GCAGGATCGGCTGGAGGACCGCCAGAACCAGGTTGACCAGCATGGGAATCAACGGGGAGACGGCATTGACGATCCCCATGATCAGATCGACGATGGGGGTCAGGACCGGCACGAGCTGGGTGATCAGCCCGGCGATGGGCTGCAGGATCGCGGTCACGAGCGGCAGCAGCACCGGGATGAGCCGGCCGACCAGATCGATGACCGGCTGCAGCGCCGGGAGCAGCGCCATGATCGCCGCGACGATCGCGTCCAGCGCCGCGGAGAACGCGGGGCTGGTTAGCGCCGTCGTCAGGATCGTCCCGAGCTGGCTGATCATCGGCGACAGCTTCTGGATCACCTGGACCAGGCCCTGACCGAGGATCTGGACGATCGGCGTGATCGCCGGCACCAGGTTCTCGATGGTCGGGGTCAGCGCACCGAAGACGGTGCCGATGGTCGTGGCGAGCGTGCCGAGCACCGGGCCGAGCTGGCCGATGAGCGGGCCGAGCGAGGCGAACGCCGGCTGCATCGCCTGAACGCCGGCCGCGACACCGTTGACGAAGGCCGTGATGCCGGCCGTCGCCTCGGGCGTGATCGCGCTGGCGAACAGCTTGGTCAGCGTGCCCATGATCGTGCCGACGACGGGCAGTACCGCCGACAGCAGCTTGGTCACGTTGTCGAGCGCGCCGGAGAAGCTGTCGCCGGCCGTGGACGAGAAGTTGGCGAACATCGTCTTGGCCGCGGTGAACACCGTGGTCAGGCGCTCCTGCAGCTTGTCGAGCCCGCCGCCCTGGGCCCAGGTCTGCATGCTCGCGGCGAGGCTGGTGAACGTCAGCGCGCCCGAGTCCTGGGCGGACTTGAAGACCACGCCGAAGATGGCGCCGAGCTGGACGACCGTCTGGATGATCCCGTTCAGCGCGCCGACCGACTGCATGGCGAAGGCTTGAACCCCGCCCGCGTTGGCCACCAGGCCCTGCAGCCAGGTGCCGAACTGGGCGGTGAGCTGTCCAACCAGCTGCGCAAGAGGCACCAGCATCGCGGAACCGACCGAGCCGATCGTGCCGAGCGTGGCAGTGATCGGGCCCATGTACTGCTGCAGCTTGGTGATGGAGTTAGAGAGGTTGTCGAACCAGGTGCCCAGGGGCAGCTTCTGGATGTCGGCGAACAGCGTGCCCATGAACGTGCCCATGGTGCCGGCGAGCCCGCCGAAGCCACCGACGATGCCGTCGAGGAACCCGGCGAACGCTGTCTTGACGGTGCCCACACCGGCGACCGGGGCGCTCCAGAAGTCGGTCTGGATCGACGCCTTGAACGCCGTCAGCTCGGCGAAGACATCCGGCATCGTCTTTTTCAGGTTGCCGAAGGCGATCGACAGGACGGTGATGCCGATGGCCACGCCGGGCAGCGCCAGCAGAACCGGCAGCGCCTGTACGGCCGAGCCGGCCAGGCCGGCGGCGTTCTGCGCGGCGGACAGGAACGCTCCGGCAAGACCGAACACGCCGACGGTCGACGAGGCCAGGCCCGGCAGATCCTTGAACAGCCCGGTGATCTGGTGGTGGGCTTCGAGGACGCTCTTGGACACCGCGTCGAAGCCGGACAGGACCGAGCCGATCTCACCGGCGCCGCTGCCGGTCTTGGTGAAGATGGTGACGACCCGGTCGCGGGTCAGCAGGTCCAGGCTCAGGCTCGCCAGCGCCTTGGCCGCCTTGCTCACCTCGGGTACGAGGGGGACGTTGCGGAAGAACGTGAGCGCGTCGAGGCGCTCCTTGGCCAGCGCCTCACCGACCCGGTCGATGATCGGCACGACCTTCGCGGTGATGCTGCCGAAGATCTTCTCCAGGAACAGGCTGGTCTTGGTCGCCTCGGCCACCACTTCGCCGGTGCTCATGCTCGGGGCGAAGTTGACGATGAGGAGCTTCTTGAGGCGCTCGCGCAGCAGCGCGGCCTTGGCCTCGGCCGCCTTCTCGTCGAGCGCGATCTCCGCGGCGACGCGGATCTTCTCCTTCTCGATCGCGGCGAGCTGGGCCTTGAGATCGGCGACAACCGCGTCGGCGTTGGCCGCCGTCACGTCGAGCACGTACTTCTTGGCGAACGCGCCCTCGATCTCGGCGAGCGCCTTGCGGATGGCGACCTCGCTGGACGGGTCGAACTTCGCCTTGATGTTGAGGTCCTGAGCCGGCGCGATCTGCTGGAGAGCAGCGTCGATCGCGGCGAACTGCGAGGAGTCGACGTTGACCTTGATCTGGGCCGTGCTGTCCAGTCGCTTGGCGATGGCCGCCATCTGCGCCTGCAGCTCGGCCATGTTCGCGTCGATGACCGGAATCAGGCCGACGTTCTTCGGGTCGACCTTCTGTCGTTCGAGTTCGGCCTTCGCCTCCTTGGCGAAGTCGGTCGCATCGGGTACGACCTCGACTGCGACCCGACCGACAGAGCTGTCCGACATCGGGCTACACCCCCTTCTGCAGGCGCGCGAAGATCTCCCTCACGGAGGTCTTGGGTTTCTTGGGCGCGGCGGGGTCGATGGACTTCTTGGGCCGCGGGAAATCGGGGATGTTTGGCGCCTTGCCGTTCTTCCAGTTGCCGGTGGCGCGGGTGTTGAGGTTGAGCGCGTCGTAGAGGTTGGCCTGCAGGTACCGTTCGGTGCCCCAGCCCAGGTACTGATGGCCGCCTTGACGCAGGGCGGCGGTCAGGGAGTCATCGGGGAGCCTCTGCACGAGCAGCAGCACGAAGTACGGGGAGGGGCCGCGCCCTGCGATCACGTCCGCCAGGTCGACGGAGTAGTAGAAGCGCAGGTCTGCGTAGATCCCCTCCCCGTATGCGTCTACTTCTCGGGCGAGGCCGAGGCTTCCCCCACCTGGGTCGCCTTGCCGTAGTCGCTGAACAGCTCGACGAGCATCGCCAGGTCGCCGCCCACGAGCTTGAGCAGCTCCTCGGCGCGGGCCCTGTTGTCGGCCACCGCGCGGATGCAGTCCGCGAGCAGGGCCACCTGGTCGGCGCCGTCTTCCTTGAGCGCGGCCTGCAGCTCCATGAGCTTGGCGCGCTTGTCCTTGTCGATGCGGATCGCGTTGAGCAGACGCACGGTCTTGCCCTCGGCGTACTCGATGTCGTAGGAGCCGTACTTGGCTTCGACGGCCTGGCGGATCGAGTCGAGAGTGACGGTCATGGGTTGCGGACCCTTCTGATCGGTGGGGGCGCGGACCGAGAGATGGAGCCCCGGGTGGGGCCCCGCCCCCGCACGGGTCCGCGCGTACGGGGGCAGGGAGTGCAGAGAGCCAGCTGCTATGTGCGTCACACACAGCACACCGCGTTACGCGATGCCCGCCTCCCAGGCGGTGCCGCTCCAGTTGGCCGTCGAGCCGTCGTCCAGCTCGACGTACTGGCCCGTGGTCCAGGCCGTGTTGGGCGAGACGTTCGCCGAGGTGATCGCGGCCTGCAGCTCGGTCAGGTCGGCCGGCAGGTCGGCGCCGTCCGGGCCGTAGGTGCCGGGGGTGCCGGCGGTCGCCGAGGTCGCGTCGATGCCGCCCAGCGGGGTGAGCGAGTAGGTCCACGCGTTGGTGGAGTACTGCAGCGGCTTGACCGACAGCGGCAGGCCGACCAGGGACTCGGCGTCCTTGACGGCCATGTCGTCGGCGCGGAAGATCTCGACCTTCGGCGCGTACAGGCCGAACCGGTTGGCGCCGTCGATGAAGATGATGAGGAACGCCTTCTGCGTCGGCACCGGGGTGCTCGGCACACCGAGCGTGCCGTTCGGCAGCAGCGGGGCGTTCGCGCCGTAGTAGAGGCGCAGGGACTTGCGGTCGAACTGCTCGACCGTCACCTTGAAGCTCTCGGTGCGCGGGGAGTAGGTGGTGCGCAGCGCCTTGTTCTGCAGCGTGCCGAGGGTCGTCGCGTCACCGCCGTCCGAGGCCGCCGAGAACACGTCTTCGAGCGAGGTGTGCCCGATGTTCTCCCACGGGGACGCGGGGACGTCGGCCAGCGAGGCCGGCATCGCCGTGCCGACCGGCGCGGTGAAGAAGTTGGCCGACCCTACAACCAGGGTGGCGTTGTCATTGATCATGTTGGGGCCCGTTCCTTACAGGGAGGCGAATGGGTGGTTGCGGGGCTTGCGGACCACGAGCCGGTAGCGGGCCTCGTAGCGCCAGACACCGGCCGGAAGGTCGGCGTACTGCACCGGGCCGCTGGCATCGGCCCAGTCGGATGCCTGCCGCGCCGGAGACAAGGTCTCGAAGAAGGTGACCGAGCCCAGGGCCGGGTTGTCGTAGTGGTTGAGCCACGCATCGCGCAGCACCACCCGGCACGCCTCGGAGATGATCGCCGCGTCCCGGTCCCCTTCGGGGTCCTGCGCGAACGCATGGATCGCGAGGTCGACTGAGGCGACGAAGCGCTCGTCGCTGATGAAGGTGATGAAGTTCGGCAGCTGGCGCGCCAGGATGACCGGAAAGGTCTGGTCGACACGGATCGCGGTGACGATCTCGATGTCCGGCAGCCGGGAGCGCAGGATGTCCAGCGCCAGATCCTCGGCCGGCGTGCGCTCAGCCAGCGCCTTAACGGAGTCGGGGAGGTTGGCCATCAGCGGAATTCCCTTCGGTGGCGGGCGCGTACCGCTCTCACGGCCTTGGTGAGGATGAACAGGCCATCCATGCCGCCGTAGGGCTGGCCGACAACCGTGAAGCGCCTGACGACGCCGTACTTGCCGTTGGCCTGCCGGGGCGCCTTCGAGCTGGTCGTCCGGGCGCCCTTGAGCGCTACGCGGGGGTCGGTCTCGATGAGCTGGGGCTTGCGGCCTACCTCGATGTTTCCTTCGCGGCCGGAGGCGGTGTCGATGAGCGTGACGACGTAGCCCTTGGCGAACAGCCCGCGGCTGGTGCGCATCCGGTCCAGCCGGATCTCCGTCGCGCCGGTGTAGCGGTGCGGCTGCAGGATCTCCTCGGCGTTCGCCTCGATCTCCTTGGCGCGCGCCTGTACCACTCGCTGCACGCCGGGCAGGTTGCCGAGGAAGACCTCCAGCGGCTGGCCGCGCACCGACTTCTGCATCGACACTTCCTGCCGCTTGGCCATCAGGGCCGCCCGCGGGCGTCGATGGACCAGTGCCGGGTGTGCCGGGTTCCGTGGTGGTAGGCCGGCGGCGCCACCACTTCGTAGCGGCGGCCGTTGTACTCAAGCTGCGACCACGAATCGACACCGGCGAGGTTCGCGGTCGTGCCGAAGCGGATGATGCTGATGTCCTGCTGGCCGGGCAGAGCGGCAACCGAGCTGCGCTCCGGGAACGTCCAGACCGTGACCGCGTAGGGGTTGGTCTCGTCGACCGTGCGGACGTGGTTGCCGCGCGAGTCGATGACCGTCTTGGTCCTGTAGAGCACCGCGGGCTGGCCACGGCGCCGCTGTACGGTTGTCATGTCACCAGCCGCACGGGTCTACGAACGGAATCGGCTTGGAGCCGTCGGCCATGCGGATGGAGATGTCGGCGTCGGTGCGCGGCGCGAACGCCACGACCGAGATGGTGCCGAACGCACCGGGCGAGCGCCGGCCGGAGCCGATTGCCTTGAGCAGCTTGATGTCGCGGGCGGAAAACGAGGGCGAGCCGACCTCGGCCTCGGCCTGGGGCCAGCCCACCGTCTCGTCGCCGGCCCGGGACATCACGTAGCCGTTCATGTTGCGGGCCCAGCGGGCGACCGCCTTGGCGATGGTCGTCTTGACCAGGGCCGGCACGGTCTCCGGGTCCTCCCAGCGGGATTCGCCGGAGTAGAAGCGGGCCTCCTCGGAGAGGTCTTCCAGGGCCGAGCTGACCGCGGTCTTCTCGATGTCGTCCAGGTCGAAGTCGAGGCGGCTGTTCACCTCGGCAACGGATGCCAGAGCGGTCACGGTTCCTCCTTGGGCTTACGCGTGAGCGCCGGCCGCCCAGGCGCTGCCCGTCCAGTTGGCCTGGGTCTCGTCGTCGAGCCGCACGTACTGGCCGGCGGTCCAGGCGGACGAGGGAGAGGCGGTGACGGAGCCGGCCTGCAGGGCCGCGAGGGTCGCCGGGCGGGCGGCGCCGGCCGGGGTGAATGCGCCGGGGATGCCGGCGGTGGCGCCGGTCGCGGCGAAGACGTAGTCGACCAGCTCGGGGTGGGTCGTGGTGTAGGTCGCCCGGTTCGCCGGGGTGACCCGGGTGCCCTCGACGATGATCGGGGCGCTGCCGTCGACCGGGATGATGACGTGCTTCAAGTCGATCCCTTCGGAGTGCCGGTGCGACGGGCTCGGCATTTGCTAAGCCCGTCGCACATAGCACACTTGGCTAGACCGGCAGGCCGGCGGTCGCGTTGACGGAGAACGCCTTGTCCAGCTCGCTGGCCGCGGCCGGCAGGACGTCGGCGGTGGCGTCCATGTCCAGGGCGATGGCCCGGATGAAGTACTCGCCGGTCGACACCGCGGCCGTGCCCTGCGGGTCCATCAGGACCACGTCCGGGATCGCGCGGAAGCCGACGTAGGTGTTGAGCACCGACCGGTCGACGAGCTGGAGCGCGTCGTAGTCGCGCAGCACGCGCACGGAGACGCCGCCCTTGGACGAGCCGGTGCCGCCGAACGGCACCGACTGCGGCACGCTCGGGGCCGCGGTGGCCATCACGTACGCGCCCGGGGTCGTGAGGTACGCCTTGTCGTCGGCCAGCTCCTGCGCGGTCACGAAGTTCATGCCGAACAGGCGGCCGATCGTCGCCTCCCGCAGCGCGGACGAGGCGATGCCCTCACCGACCATGTTGGCAGTGGTCAGGCCCAGCGCGGTCGCCTCGGCGAGGATCTGCGCCTCGATCGCGGCCGAGATCACCAGGGTCCGCGAGGAGCCCATGCCGATCTTGTTGGCGATGTAGCGCAGCGCGAGCAGCGTGCCCTTGAGGTCGCGGCCCGACTTCGCGCCGGCCACCATGTAGCTGTAGGCGGACGCGGAGCCCGAGACACCGGACAGCGAGCTGTTGCCCGGGAACGTCGGGGCACCGAGCTGGGCCAGGGCCTTGCCCTCGATGTTGCGGCCGATCGCCTCGGCCTGGATCGGAACGACCTTCTGCCAGCCGACGTTGTCGAAGTCGACCTGCTCGTCCTGCAGCTTGGTGGCCTGGTACACGTTGCCGCCGAAGCTGACCGCGTAGGTCCGCTCGGAGAACGCGTCGAGGGTCAGGTTGGACGAGCGCTCGGAGCGCCAGGTCAGGTCGTGCGCCGGCAGGATGCCCGGCACCTTGATGTTGACGGTGTCGTTCGCGGCGCCCCGGAACTCATCGAGGCCGACCTTGGTCATCAGGTTCGGCACGATGAGGGAGCGCTCGACCACCGTCGCGGCAGCAGAAGCGATCTTCTGCGCCTTCACGGTAGAGCTGAGAGCCATGCGTTGGATGTCCTTTCAGGACAGGAGGCGGAAAGGCGTAGGCGCTATTGCCGGCGCCCGGAGATGGACGCCCGGGGGATGACTCCCGTGCGCCACTCGTCGGCGAACTTGTCCGGGTCGAACCCGTCGTCGCCGGTGGACGGGTCGAGCCCGCCCTGCAGCTGCGCAGGAGGGGTGGGCTGACCCTGCGCAGGGGTGTTGAACTTCGCGAGAACCGCGGCGTGAGCGGTCAGCTCGGCCTCGGTGTCGCCCTTGAGCAGCTCGCGCAGCTCGGGGGGCAGCCCGGCGCCCACGGTGGCGACCAGCAGGTCGCGCTCCAGCTTCGAGTTGGCCGTCTTGAGATCGGCGACCGCCGCGTCGATGTCCTCCTGCGTCTTCGCGCCGGAGAACTTGGCCTCGGTGTCGCGGAGCCGGGTGCGGTAGCTGGCGGCCTCGTTGCGGACCTTGGTGATCTCCCGCTCGTACCACTCGGGCGTCTTCTCGACGCCGGTGGTCACCGGCGGGGTGGTCTGGTCGCCGGTCGCGCCGGCCTCGGTGCTGGTGCTGTCGGGGGCTTCTTCGGGCACTTCACGCCTCCTGGACGTGTTGAGGGAAGGCCACCGCCTGGGTGGCCTGGGTTACGGTGTGGATCAGGCGGCGGCCGGAACCGGCGCCTTGTCGGAGCCGGAGTCGACCTGGGCCGCGGTCGGGGGCGCTACGCCCACCGGGACCTGGACCCGCTGCTGTGCGATCAGATCGATCTCGGCGAGGTCCTTGCGGAACTTCATGTCCTCGGCGCGCTGGCGCATCCAGGTCTCGATCTCGCCGCGGGTGACCTCGGGAACGCGGTTCCACAGGCCCAGCAGCGGGATGCCCAGCTCCTTGAGCTTCACCAGGGCGTCGGCGGTCGCCGACAGCGAGCGCATCTCGACGTCGCGCCACATCACCTCGGCGCTGTAGTCGTCGGCGGCCTCCTGCTCCCCGAGCAGGCTTGCCGCGAGGCGGAAGACGCGCTCCCAGCTCTCGCCGAACGACTTGCGGTAGTCCTCGATCATGCGCAGCAGGGACGTCTCGGCCGCCTGCAGCGCTTCGGCCGCGAGGTTGGCGATCTCGCCGAGCAGGTAGTGCGGTGGGGTCTGGGTCAGCACGCTCAGGTGGCGCAGCGACATGTCCAGGCTCTCGATGTAGCCCTTGAGCGAGGTCTCGTCGAGCTGCCCGAACTTGACGTTCTCGTCCTCGGCGAACATGTACCGCGACGCGGCCATGTTGATCGGCCGGGGCATCGGGTTGCCCTGGTCGTCGAGCACGACGTCGCCCTCTTCGGCGCCCGCGGGGGCTTGGCCGGCGTCGATCGCGGCCTGCGTCCAGCGCATCACCGGCGGGGCCATGCCCGTGATCCAGCGCACCTTGAACGAGCCGTAGGTCTGAGCGACGAGCAGGTCGAACACGGTCTGGTTGATGCGGTCCTGGACGGCGATGATGCGCTCGACGACGCCGCAGGTGCGGCCCTCCAGGTCGACGCTCGCCGCGAACCGGGTCACCGGGCATTCGCCCACCCCGTGGTTGCGGCCGGCGTCAACCGCGACACTCTCCATGTCGGCGAGCGACGCGAAGGTCACCTGGTACTCGTTCTGGCCGTCCCACAGCCGCGCGACGCCCCTGCGGGCGACGTCGTTCTTGGCGTCGACCTGCGGGTACCGGGTCACCGTCAGCGCCGCGAACGGGTCGATGTCGTTGGCCACGTCCACGTAGACCGCGGCGGTGTGCATCGCCGACAGGCCCTTGGTGGTCACCGTGCCCTTGGTCGGGTGCTTCTCAGTCAGGGTGAACGCGTGGCCGAACTTGAGGGCACCCCGGGTGATCGCGAGCTGCCGGGCGTCCAGGCGGCTGCGCTGCCAGTGCTTCCACTCGGGAAGCTCCTGCCGGTAGTTGTCGGTGCCCTCGGTCGCCGAGGAGGTGCCGCGTCGCAGGCTATCCAGGTACAGGGCCTGGGCTGGGGTGTTGATGAACAGCGGAACGAAGTTGGTGACCGCCCGCCGGGCGAGCAGCCGGTACTCGGCGTCTGCGCCCACCGGCATGTACGGCATGTCGTGGTCGCCGGCTACGTACCGGTCGATGCGCTCCAGGCGCTCGCGGTCGGTGTTGATGATGCTCAGAAGCAGGCGGGCCAGCCCCACCGGGCTGGTGTCAACTGGCTGGGTCACGGTCAGCGCCTCACATGAAGTAGCCGGCCCCCGTCTTCTTCTTCTGCGGGCGACCGTTGGTCAGGTATCGGTGGAGGGCCTCGTGGGCCAGCAGCCAGGCGGCATAGGCGTCGACCTTGCGGGTCGTGTCGTGCGACTCGGCGCGGAAGTACGTGCCCCACGTGTTCTCGGCGCGGCGGGCGTTCATGGTGTGGCGGCGCAGGACCTCGTCGCCGTTGAAGACGATCGAGCCGTCGGTGAGCGCGCCCATGAACCGCTCGTGCGCCCGGGTGGTCTCCTTGGCGCTGTTGCGCATGTCCCATCCGATGGCGCCGGCCGCGGTCGCCTTCACTTCCAGCGAGGTGCCGAAGTCGGTGGTCCACTCGGTGATGTAGGACTCCCACAGGTTCACGTCGGCGAAGAACACCTTGACCGTGAACGTGCGGAACGCTGTGCGGACGGCGTTGTCGACGTCGGCGGTGTTGACCTCCCACCGGCCGCGCGTGTGCGTGTCCCAGGTCGACGGCTTCTCCCACGCCTTCACCAGGAAGGTCGCGCGGTCGCTGATGCGGATGGCCACCAGGGCCGCCGCATCCTCGTATCTAGCGCCGTCGAAGCCCAGGACGATCTCGTCGCCTGGGCGCAGGTCCACGTCGCGAATCAGCGAGCGGAGGTGGTGGAGCGAGTACAGGGCGTCCTTGTCGGTGACGACCTGGTTGAGCCACATACGCCGGCGCCGGGCCTCGGAGATCGAGGTGTCCAGCGCGACGGACAGGATGGAATCGACGTTGAGCCAGACGGCGTCGCCACGCAGGATCGGCAGCGCGGCCCGTAGGCCCGCCTCGGTCAGCGGTGTGCGCTCGTCGGCTTCGATGGTGTCGTAGAGCAGGCCAGTGTCGGGCTCGGTGCCCTGCTGGACCTTCTCGTACTGCTCGCGCATCTTCTCCGCGACGGAACCTTCGCCCGGAAGGTACGCGTTGGTGATCGCGAGATATCGGCAGTTCATCTTGGCGGTGTTGTTGGCGACCGTCTCGTACATCAGGTCGCCCTGGTTGGACTTGATCCAGTGGTGCGTCTCGTTGAGGATCACGAACGTCGACCGGCCGCCTTCGAGGCTCCGGTAGTTCGAGGTCACGGCCTCGATGCGGCAGCGGCCCTTGTTCGCGCGGATCAGCTCGGCGCCGGCCTTGATCCCGTACGCCTCGATGAGCTTCTGGCTCATCAGCGACGGCATCAGCGTCATCGTGTTGCGGGTCTGGTCGCGCGAGACGGCGGCGACCTGGACCCAGGCGCGCGGGTGCGCCTTGCCCTTCGGCTCGAAGACGACCAGGCCGTCCTCGTCGCGCCGGTCCGTCGGTTCCCAGTGCGAGAACTGCGAGGGGCCGACGAACTCGACAATCGCGAGCACCGCGGCGAACGGGTCCTTACCCCAACCCTTGAGGCGCTGCAACACGCCCTTGCGGGCGGTGAACCGGCCATTCTCGTCGACCGCGTACCACCACAGCAGCAGCCGGAACTGCTCGTTGGTGAACTTCCAGCGCCCGCCGTCGGGGTCGTTGAGGTACTTCGTGCACCAGGCCGCGATCTCCCAGCCCAGCGTCTTGAGGCCGGCGTCCTCGGGGGTTAGGAAGGTACCCAGCGGGCCACGAGACCAGCTCGGGCCGATGTATGTGTGCTCCAGCGCGTCCAGATCCAGGACGGGTGCCGTCAAGGCGACCTCCCGGATCGCTCACGCGGTCAGACGGCCCGTAGAGCCTTGCGGTAGTCGTCCATCTGGGACACCACGGCGTCGTCCTCGCTGTTGTCTTCGTCCTGCAGCTCGATCCGCACCCGCCGTCGGTCGCCCTCGGTCAGGAGGAGCACCGTCATCGCCTGGTTCAGCGCGGCGAACATCATCGCGGAGTGCGCGCGCCGGCCGGTGGCCTCCTTGAAGGCGCTCAGCTCGTCGCAGACGTGGTACAGGTACGCGTAGTCGCTGCTCTCGTAGAAATCCGCCTGCCCGGAGTCCAGCGCGGCGGTCCAGAGCATCAGGGCGACCCGGTGCCAGTCCGGATCGGGCTCGGGAACCGTCGCCGGCCGGCTGCGGCCACGCGAAATCGGCGCCCGGTCTCCTCGATCGGAGTCGCGGTCGCGGGAAAGGTCTTCGGAGCGGTTCGGCACAGGCCCTCTCTGGCCCACATCGGCCTCCAAGGGCTCGTAGTTTGCTCTGCTTGTGGCGGGCGCTGGATTTGAACCAGCGATCTTCGGTTTATGAGACCGACGAGGACTCCGACCTCCTCCAGCCCGCCATGCGCCCCCGAAACAGGAGCGGACTCGCTAGGCGATAGCCCAGGTGATGTTGTCGAGCAGGATCACGACCGACGCGCCGCCGATCGTGGTGCTTCCCACGACGGTTCCGTCCGTGTTGAACGTGAAGTTGATCATCGAGCCACCCTGCCGGATGGGTATCGTGAACGCAGCCAGCGGCTTGCAGCTCGCGTGGACGGTGAAGAACACCGAGCCGGCCGTCACGCCCGAGCCGGACGACACGAGGCTGCCCTGAAGGCGCGCGGTGTATCCGCCGTTCTCGGTGCGGGTCGAAGCGTGGGTGCCGCTCGCCGGCTGGTTGAGCCCGGTCACCGGCGACACGTCGTTCCAGCCGCCAGGGGGAGGCACGGTGCCCGTCGCGCCGGTCGCGCCGGTGGCGCCGGTGGCGCCGGTCGGGCCCTGGATGCCTTGGGGGCCCTGGGGGCCGGTCGGGCCAGTGTCGCCGGTGTCGCCCTTCGGGCCCTGAATGCCCTGGATGCCTTGCGGCCCTTGGGGGCCGGTGTCTCCTGTGGCGCCGGCTGGCCCCGTGGCGCCGGTCGCCCCGGTCGGTCCCGGGTCGCCTTGCGGACCGGTAGCTCCCGCCGGGCCAGTGTCGCCGGTGTCACCCTTCGGGCCAGTCGGGCCCGTCGGACCAGGATCACCCTGCGGCCCCTGCGGACCGGTGGCGCCGGCCGGACCGGCGGGGCCAGCCGGGCCCGGGTCGCCGGTGTCGCCCTTCGGACCAGGCGGGCCGACGGTGATCGGCACGAGATCGGAAGGCGGGGCGGGCGCCACGGCAAGGAGGTCGCGCACGTGCATCGGCACGCTGGAGTCCGGGACGATCAGCTTGTAGGCGACCTTGGTGCCGTCCGGGAGCATCTCGGTGACGATGTAGTAGGTGCCCGTGGGCAGGTAGTCGGTGTTGGGGCGCAGGTTGAGCGACCACGTCCCGTCGACACCGGTCGTCACCTTGGCGAAGCCCTCGGTCGTGCCGTCGGCCAGGAACGCGGGAAGGCCCGGCCCGGCGTAGACGGCTACGGTGACCGTGGCGCCGGGGGCAACCACCCCGTCCGGGGTGTAAACGGTGCTGGAAACGGTGGTCATGTGGGGCCCCTATCGGCGGCGGTACGGTGAGGACATGGCGAGAGGAGCGCCCGGCGACTGGGTCGAGACGCGCAGCAAGGACGGCAAGAGGGTTTGGCAGCTGGTGACCTACGAGCTGTGCCGCAACGGGCACCCGCTCGGGCCGGGCCAGGTCTCGCTGGGGTGGATTGGCTGCGGGTGCGGCTCAGGCGCGAACGGCGGCCACACGACGGTGATGTGCTGGGAGTGCCGCGACGTGCAGCACGCGCCGCCTTGCGCAGTCCGCTAGCTGGCGGAGCGTTCTAGTGGCTTGCGACCTTGGCACGTTGCTCGTTCGGCAACGTGGACCGACAATGAGACAATCGGTACATGTGGAGGCAAAGGGCAGGTCGCGCAGCGGTGGCAGTCGCCGCGTGTGCTGCCTGCACGGCATCCACGGCA